ACTGGAGAGCCTTATATTTTATTTAAAGGAAATACAAACAAAGGTAATCCAGATGCTTACAGAAAGCACGGATTAAAAGTGCATATGACAAATATATGTAGTGAGATAACATTACACACTGATGAATCTCATTCATTTGTTTGTTGTTTATCATCGTTAAACTTAGCCAAGTACGATGAATGGAAAGGAACTAACTTAATATATGACGCTATCTGGTTTTTAGATGGTGTGTTAGAAGAGTTTATACAAAAATCAAAAGGTAAAGTTGGCTTTCATAATTCTGTTAGATCTGCTGAAAAAGGTAGAGCGTTAGGATTAGGTGTGCTAGGCTGGCATACATATTTACAAGAAAAAGGTTTACCATTTGAAGGATTATTATCACAATATGAAACAAGAAAAATATTTTCACAAATTAAAATCGAGTCGGAGCGAGCTTCACGAGCTTTGGCTGAAGTTTTTGGAGAACCTCTTTGGTGTATCGGTACTGGTTTACGTAATACCCATTTACGCGCTATTGCTCCTACTGTCTCTAACTCTAAGCTTAGTGGAAACGTCAGCCCAGGTATTGAGCCGTGGGCGGCTAATGTTTTCACTGAGCAATCAGCAAAAGGCACCTTCATTAGGAAAAACCCAACGCTTAAAAAAATCTTAAGAAAACATAAAATAGATAACGAAAAAATATGGTTAAAGATATTAAAAGACGGAGGATCTATACAAGGTTTAAAACAATTAGAGAACATTACGCATGGACCTCACGACATACCCGTAAAAGAAATATTCAAAACATTTAAAGAAATTAATCAATTAGAATTAGTTAATCAAGCTGGCATAAGACAACAATATATTGATCAAAGTGTTAGCTTAAACCTAGCATTTCCAGCAATAGCAACACCAAAGTGGATTAATAAAGTTCATATGGAAGCATGGAAAAAAGGTATTAAAACATTATATTATATGAGAACCGAGTCTGTACTTAGAGGCGATATTGCTGAACAAGCTATGGACGAAAACTGTTTAGCTTGCGATGGATAAAATAACATTAGAAAACATATTAGAACCTATTAGTTTGCAAAACTTTTTTCAAAATTACTGGGGTAAAAAACATTTAGTAATAAGAAGAAATAAATATAAAAATTTATTTACTTGGGAAGATTTAGATAATTATTTAAATAGATATCCAAATATAAAAAGTTTACAAATAATAGAGGGCACCGATAAAACTAAAGATGGTAGATGGTGTTTAGATAAGATACTTAAAGGCAAATTAAAATTACCTTTATATAGTAAAGATACAATTTATGATTTATGGAAAAACAAAAATAAAACATTTGTTATTCCTTTTGCAGAATATGAAAAACAAGATTTAGTTGATGTTTGTTTTGAGTTTGAAAGATTTTTTGGTAGAGGTCAAGTAAATGTTTATGCTTCACCTAATGCTAATTCAAAGTCTTTTCCAGCTCATGCAGACGCAACTGAAAACTTTTTATTTCATACAGAAGGCAAAACTAAATGGACTATATATAAAGAATTTACTCCAGATAAACCTGAAACAATTATAGATGAATTTGTTTTAGAGCCTGGAGATTTGCTATACATACCATCTTATATGTATCATAAAGTTGATACAATAGGCCCAAGAATATTATTAAGTATACATTTTGCTAATAAGCCAGATCAAACGTTAGATAATTTTAAAATAACACCTTATTCACAAAATAAAAGATCTAAGTGGTATAACTGGGCGCCTTATAAGAAAATTAAAGTTGTTAGAAAAGTACAACATGTTAAATCAAATAAATCAAATTGGTCAAAGCCATATTTTAAAGAAAGTAAATAATGAAAGCAGGAAAAATTTGGGGAAACACTGAAATGATACACAAAAACGGTGTATTAGAATTTCATAGAATAGAATATAATAAAGGATATAAATGTTCAGAACACGAACATAAATTTAAATGGAACGGATTTTTTGTTGAATCCGGTGAAATGCTCGTAAGAGTATGGCAAGACGATCAAGGTCTTGTTGATGAAACAATATTAAAAGCAGGTGATTTTACTATGGTTAAGCCAGGTAAATTTCATCAATTTGAAGGATTAAAAGATGGTGTAGCTTTTGAATTATATTGGGCTGAATTTAATCACGATGATATAAACAGAAGAACATCAGGTAAACAAGTATAAAATGAGAATATTTATAGGACACGACTCAAGATACACAGACGCAACAAAAGTTTGCGCACAATCAATTAAATATTATTGGCCAGAAGCTGATATAACTTGGTTAGATAAAGCTGCATTAATAAAAGCTGGTATATATGGCAGAGAAGATGTTGAAGGTGAATCAACAGAATTTTCTTTTACAAGATTTTATGTACCTCTTTTATGTAATTATAAAGGTATCGCAATGTTTTGTGATAATGATTTTTTATGGAAGTGTGATCCAAGGCAGATAAGAAAATATGTTAATTTAAATGAACCAATGGCTGTTGTTAAGCATGAAGATTATGAAGCTGAAAGCAATAAGATGAATGGTATACAAAACAAATCATACCCAAAAAAGAATTGGTCTAGCTTAATGTTATTTAGATGTAATCAATTTGAAAAAAAATTAACAAAAGAATATTTAGATAATGCAACTCCTGCACAGCTACACGAATTTCATTTTCTTAATGAAAACAATATAGGTTCTATACCTAAAGAATTTAATTGTTTAGTTGGGCATTATGATTTAGAAGGTGCTAAAGCACTACATTATACAAATGGAGGACCATGGTTTGATAGTTATAAAGACGCTGAAGCTTCTGAAGAATGGTGGAGAGTATACAACAGTTTGTAAAAAATAAACGTATTATATTTATCGGTAATTCTGTAGAGATTATGAATCATAATCTTGCGGAGTTTATCGATAAGTATGATATTGTTGTAAGGTTTGGTAGAGCTATTGAAGCTACGCCATTGCAAGAAAAGTCTTTAGGTACTAAATGTGATATATGGGTAACTGGTCAGTTTAGAGCACCAGCATTTAATAATGTAAAAGAAGAGTTTGCTACAGGTAAATTTAAAAATACAAAAATATTAATAAATAGAAGTAGAGGTAACTTAGTTTTAAAAAATTGGGTATTAGAAGATAGACTACCAAAAGATTTTCCAGAATATACTCAAATGTATTCTGATGAAGATTTAATCAGAATAATGGATGAGTTTGGTAAAGATTTAAGAGGTACTAATGATTATAGGCCTAGTGCAGGTTTTATTACTATTATATGGTTTTTAGATAAAATAAAAACCTATAAAAGTATTGATCTTATAGGTTTTGATTTCTTTGCTAAAACAATTAATAAAAGACCTAAAGATAAACGAGGTAAACTTAGTAATTGTGATCCACACAGTTGGCACTTGCCAGTATACGTTTTAAATAGACCAGCTCATGATAAAAACATGGAGCAGCAATATATGCGATCTCTTCAAAGAAGGGGATTAATAAATTGGCATATACTTTCAGATTTGAAAGAAAATGAAGTACCTTACACCGATTGGATGAAAGGTCAAAAAATTATGAAGACGGCACCTAGATATTCTAAGACATCAAAGATTGTGCCACAATCTCAGCAATAATTTCTACACACAGTAATAATAAAATTGGTACAATATATTCCCACCAATCATACTTTCCGTTATTATTTAAATCAAAAAATTTCATTTTTTAAGAGCTAAAAAAGAACAAAAGCCTTCATTTATAGTAGTTTCTAAAAAATCAAAATAAGGTTCAAATTTTTGTAACCACCAAAAACCAGGCTTTATAGTTAAATGTAAATTTTGTTCGGTACCAGGAAAAGCCCCAGTAGCTGCTCTTAAACATATTTTATGATATGTCCACACATTACATTTGTCATGTATATGTTTTATAACATTATCAATTTTATCAGGTTCTACATGTTCTAGAACATCAAACGATATAACAGCATCACTAATAGGTGGATCACCAGCTAATTCAGGTATGCCAGGTTCATATTCGTTTAATATATATGGATAAGTACCATATGTTGAATTTAATTCTTTTCTTAAATCACTTCTACCACAACCATAATCTAATAATGATTTTGCGCCAGACATAAGCATATACTTATGTAACATTTGGCCTTTGCCTCTTACAGCTCCTCCCCATGGTCTTTTATTATGGTACTTTTCTATCTGCGCCTTATACTCCGGCGATATTAAATTTTTCATTTTCTTGGTTCCTTAATATTTTCTGCTTTTGAAAGTGGAACAGATTTAGGATTAGGTGTTTGGCCGTAGTTATTTTTACTACTACCAGCATTACTGCTATTATTACTACTCCTACTGCTACTACTACTACTGCTTCCATAGCTAGGGATATAGTTATGATAATAAGGTCTATACCAATTATTCCACCCATAGCCATATCCTGAACTATAATTTATAATTCTATAATTAACAGGTCTTATAACATCAATCGGTATAGTTAATGTATCACCCTGTTGAGTAACAGCTAATACGTGTGTAATTTGTAACTTAGGTTTTGGTTGTATTGAACAACTAGACGCAAGTACAAATAGGGCAAAAAGGACAATTTTCCATAGTTTCATTTTTTAATTTTAATTTTAGTCTTATTATTTTTAATTTTGACTTTTACTTTTTTAGGTTTAGCGGGTACTTTCTTTTTTCCACCTGCGCTAGCACCAGCCAATCCGGATTCTAAAACAGCACCTTTTAAATCAACTTTTGGAGCAGTCTTTTTCAATGTCATATGTTTACTTGGTGAGCCCTCCGAAACGACTGAACTTGCTTTCTTTCTTATTGTTTTAACTGTTTTCATCTGCCTTGGTGCTGCAAAAGACTCACTTGTTTTTTTATATCTTCTTGAATTTGCAGACAATCCCGGATCTCTTACTGGCTCTCTTGTTATGTCTTTAGCTTTTTTCTTATTTCCGTTTTTGTTACTTACCTGTGCACTAGGCAACTGAGGGGTTTGATTTGCTAATTCATTAGCAGCATGTTTACCCAATGCTTTTTCCTTTTTTAAATTGACTAAGCTATTCTTAATCATTTTTCCTTTTCTTAAAGCGCCAAATCTACCAGATATAGGGTTTAAAAACTCAGCCCCTTTTTTTATTCCTTCGACTATTGCATTTATTCCACCATTTTTATTTTTCTTTTTAGTGGGGTCCATTTTGTATGCCATCTTATATAGTTTTATATTTTGTTTTATTATTTTCATCTTTATAAGCTAACAAACATCTATTTCTATTTGCTTCTTCATTCACATAGCTTACATGTACCCAATCTGGGTTAGAATCCGTCCCGAATTCCCATATCATTTGGTCAAACGATAAATTATTTTTTATATACTTATACATATCAGCATTACTCATATAACCATAAGTATCATCAATATCCATTGCTTGTCCATTACAATGCTGCGATTTTGAACTTCCACCAATCGCTTTATTTAATTCAGGTCCACGATAGAATGAATTGATCTTTATAGGGCCGTTTACGTGCATTCTAAGAG